TAGTCCCATTGTTCAAAATTCAAATATGTACTCACGTTATCTCTTTTTACCAATATTGTATTTTGCAACCAGCTCCCACTCATCCTTTTCTTTGTGAGTGATAACTTTTACTTGAGAGAATGGGGCGACTGGTGTACTTGATTTCTGAGGGTTGAGAAGTTTAACCAGTCCCCACTCTGCTAACAGATTAATGATCGTGTTTCTTCTTGCCTTGTCATCATCAGAGAAGTTGTAAGGCTTACCGTCAAGCGCAAACAATTCTTTGAAGTGTACAATGTAGTATCTTCCCTGCTTATGTAGGATGTGGCAAGATTGGAATAGTTTTTTATCTTTGCGAGATGCAACCCCAATACGCGTCAGGGTCTCTTTGATCTTAAGGAAATCATCTTCAGAAGTCAATGCCACTTCAATAAGATTTTCAATGATGCTCATAATCGTCCACCTTTTTCTAATTTTTGTTTTATAATGATCAGCTGTTCTGAAGAAAGGACGGACAACGCTTGTTTTGCTTTTTCTGGACCATAATCATAATATTCCATGATAGCAGTAAGGTTATTATCTTCTTCTTTCTTCACCCACTTTGCAAAACGCTTTGCAGGTCTTAATGTATTTAGAAAAAAGTGAAATTGTAGCTTGGAATCTATGTTGTTATGGATATTCATCTCATTTGCGTACATCACGGTGTCTGGGAAGTACGAAAGAGCCCTGTTGACAAGGAATGGCTGATAGAATCGCTCCACATCCTCCTTCATCAAATCTTGCTTAGAGTGGGTTACGGCATTGACAAACTCAAATGGATTCATATTAATAATATAGTAACACTTCAGTTATTCAACATCTACAGGACCTTCAGTCTCAATCCATACCCGCGCACCACAACTAAGAGGTTTGTCTGGTGAGTATACTATCTTACTTGGGCCATGTATAGTAACATTGTTACCATATCTATTGGTCTTGTAGGTTTTGACAGTAAGGACAGGAACCTTGTCCTCATCACTAGCTTTGATGTTTTTACGAATGTGCGCTTGGTTGACGTGAATAAAAGTCTTCATGCTATTCGTTTAGCAATACTTTGTTCTCAGCAAAGTCACAAGCCTGCTGGTAGTTCTTAAAGAACTCGGCTACCTCTTTACCTGTCGTAGCGTTGAATACCAGTACTTGATAATTCCCATCTTGAAGTCTGAACACTCTCGAGTTGATAGGTCCCTCTTCATACTCGCTTAGTAATACACTCATTTGAAATCTCCTTCAGCCATTATTTCTATAAGACATGCCAGTATATTTATTTCATGGTCTGCAACGAAAGCTGCCTTGTATTGATATTCAGCAACCGTAAGAACTAGCTGAGGAATGGATCCTGGCTTGAGATACTCTGATACTACATCATACAGCTTTCGAAAGAATACTGTTTGATCAACATCATTGTTCTCTGCAACCCACTTACGAACCTCTGTAAAGTTTTTCTTCTTTAGGAGATCAATCAACTCCTTCATCTTCTCATCAGAGAAGTTGACAAGGATACCAGTATCGATCCTACCAGTTGCTGAATACTTCTGAAGCTCATTCAGAATACGTCTAAAGTCAGGAAAGTATTTTTTGATGACCTCGACAACTGCCTTCTCTTCAAAAGGCACACCTTCTTTCTCAAGAATACCAACAACGAGTTTGAAATACTGCCCAGCTAACTTCGCCTTGTCCTCTTTTTCAATCTTGAAGTTCACAATAGAACAACGACTGTGTAGAGGATCAATGATGCGATTAATGTAGTTACATGTTAAAATGAATCCACAGTTCTTCGAGAACTCCTCCATGAAGTTACGAAGAGCTGGTTGTGTACTTTGTGGATTAAGATAATCTGCTTCATCAAGAATCACATACTTACGTGTACCAGTAAATGATACCGATGAAGCAAACTGAAGGATCTCATTACGAAGAGTATCAATGTTACCATTCATACTTCCGTTGATGATGAGATAGTCACACTGAAGCTGATCAAGCATGGCGCGTGCGACTGTTGTCTTACCTACACCAGCTCTACCAGTTAGAATAAGATTAGGTACGTTCTCTTGATCAACAAACTGTTGAAATGTCTTCTTGAGTGTTGGTGGTAAGATTGTCTTGTCGATAGACTTTGGTCTGTACTTCTCTACCCACAGGAATTGTTCGCGCATAGTTTATCCAATAAATGTTGAGTTGTCTTCACATACTAGCCAATATTCTACATCAGACCCTTTAAAATGTAAAAGGCCTTTCGGAGATATTTTTAGTACGTATTCCTCGTTCATGATCTTCAAGTTATCTGCCTTCAAGATCATCTTGAACGATTTGACAGTCTCCCCAACATCTACTGAAAAACTATTGCTGAGTGTTGCATCGTTTGGATTCTTAGGTTTCGTATTAAGAGCTTCGATAGAGAACACACCATCCTTACCAACAAAAGCAATCTCTGGTAACTGAAGAACACCAAGTGCTTTCACTACTGATTGTAATGTAGTTGAAGGTAGTACCTTCTCAACACAATCTGGTGTAAGTTCGATATCCTTCTTTGGTGGTTGTACAACCATGTCTGGATCACAGTAAACATAATTTAGTTTCTGCTTTCCGCTTTTGATTGTAATGTATTTATCAGAGAACTCCAGATCCGGATCTTCAAATAAAGAAAGGACCCCCAAAAACCTTGGCAAGTCATGAATAGCAAATTGTTGCGGAATGGTTTCTGCAATACTTGCTTTTGACAATACGGTCTTTGAGGGTGAAATCGTTTTTAGTTGATTACCAGGAGTGAAGACCAATGACGGATTTATCTGAGCATAGCTCTTAAGAATCTGAATTGTTCTAGCACTGAATTTCATAATGTAATAGCCTCAATGTTACTTCTTCTTGTGCTTCAATTTACTTGTGTCTGCTGTTGCTGATGCACCAATACTAGCTAGGTCAGCAAGCGAACCACCGAAGATATAACTACCAACGTGCTGCAGTTGCATCCAAGGACAGAACCAAACTTTCATTCCAGCCTTCTGTACGTTATAGCAGAACATATAATCTTCTGACAAGTAACGCTTCGATGCAACAGTTTTTTCCAACTCGATCATTTCCTGAGCACGTTTAACAAGCACCTCAGTGTTGCCATTGGTAGCTAACTCTTGAATGAGTTTATGCATATCTTCTTGACCATACGCACGATCAATCACACAATCAAAGTATGCCATGATCTCGCGAGTACCATCAAAATGCTCGGTACGTACGTGATCTGGTTTGTACCACAAATGTGGATATGATCGCTGATAATCTTCAAACGTCTTACGACGAACCATCATGAAACCAGTACCAATTTCCAATACTTCGACTGGCTGGCTGATTGGAATTTCTTTCTGACCACCCTTAGGATTGAACACATAATCACCAACATACTTTTCCAAGTTGTTAGGGTTCTCATCTGCCATCCCCTTGTCAACTGCCTGTTTGATCTTTTCCCAGGAGATACATTTCTTAGGATAAGGTCCACCGATCACATCATATGGACTATCATCAGACTGCATTGCCAAGAGAGCAATAACATCTTGCGGATTGAATCCAATGTCACTGTCGATGAACATCAAATGTGTAGCTGATGATCTCATGAATTCATCTACACAATAGTTACGAGCTCGTGTGATCAATGACTCATTAAATAAGAAGAACAGTTGAAGTGGAATGTTGTACTTGGTACAGATTGCAGACAAGTCAGCGATAGACCTTGTAAACATACCAGCACACTGGCCACCATACATTGGAACAGCAACAAACAACCTACGCTTCTGAAGCTCTTCCACACTCACGTTTAATTTAAAACCTTCACTCATTGTAACTCCTGTTATTGATATTTTTTGTCATGCTCACTTTGTATTCCATATGAGCCACTGTAACCGGAAAGAGCTTCCGCCTTGAATAAAAGGAACTGAGCAACTCTGGTTCCTTTCTTAATTTTAGCTTGACCACTCCTCACATGAAGAGCTCCAGCCATAACACCATGGTACTTCGAATCATAAAGGCCAGATGTAATGAACAATCCATTACGATTCAACGTTGATCTTGTGATGACCCATCCAGCTTCATCAGGACCAATATGGACAATGTTCTCCATCACAACTTCATATGTGCCTTCAGGCAAAACAAACCATCCATCCTTATCAGGTAGGATCTCTACTGTACCTCTATGCCTCTTTTCTTCTTCACTAATGATAAACTCATTGTATCTCATTGAGTATACTTTACCCAAACGAAGATCAATCGCATTGGGTTGTGAGTCCCCGCTCTGTACATTTGTGAGTGTGGATTTACTTGTAGGTCCGAGTATATGTATCATGTAATGTCACCTTTTCATAACTATCGTTTAAATCAACTTGCTTAAGATCTTCGATTGTGAGTGGTTTAATCTGTTCTGTTGTGAGTGAAGCAATGTTAGCTACACTTATCTCTTGTGGGTAGGTATATGATGGACGCGTACCATAGTCGGTTGTAAATGTACTCAAATCACTCAACTTAATATCAGCAAGTGATACTTGATCTTGCTTCGGTTGCTCGCCTGCATGTATCATAAGAATGATATAGTGCATAGCTTTCAACAAGTCTTTTTTATTCCTACCATCCTTCTTACCATATCTTGAAAGATACTTGATAGCTGTATCTCTTGCTGTTGTCTCTAATGAACCAAGAGACTGCCATACATCAACTACTTGAATATCTTTTGCTACATAGTGTTCACCATATGTTCCATCAATGTAGTCTTTCAATAATTGGATTGTTTTATCCTCACCGTACTTATACTGTTTCATCGTCATCCTCACGAGTCAAATACATAGAAATATAGTTGTTGATTATACTCTGATTAATTACCGCAGTCAACACATTTTTATCATTACAGTAGTTGAAGTCTACTTCCTCTTCATACTTACCATTGATGAGACCTGTTGGCGAATCATCAAAATGTTTTCCTGCATGTAGACCTAACCACATTGCAGCACTACTGTCCCAAGTGTCAATGTAATTTTTAAACGGTGCCATCAATCTAATTTCACCAGGACCATCTAACATACCAAGCATATGTAACTTCTTACCGTTAGCTTTGATCCTATCAAGCACACCATCGTTGTATAGGTCTTGCATGAACATATACCTACTAACGAATCGTTGGAGCTTATTGTTCTTCTCTACTCCATATGCATTGGGAACAGCTAGAATCGATACACCAATGTAATCAATTAGATCAGAGTCTGCTGCCCATTCAAATCCTTCATACAGATCCCACTTGTCTCCAATCAATGATTGAGGACAAAAGAATGTTCCGAATCCCTTTTCTTTCAACTGAGGGGCAAGAACTTCAGCTGCTTTGATAGTAACATTTCCAAGTTGGTTAGGATAGTCGGACATTACAACATAATCAGCATTGACCTTTTCTGCCATAGTGATCAGCTTATCAATATTATACATTGGCCTATTCTGCTTGTACATCTCAAAAGCAGAATTATCGAGGATCAAAATAGATCCCTTCTCTTTTTCCTTTTTGTAGAAGGAAACATACTGCTCGCTTTGTTCAACAAGATGAGCCAGAAGAAGATGAACCTTAGCACCTTCAACTAG